CGACGATTGAAGATCCAAACTGGTGATTTAGAACCAGAGGAAATGGCTGATGATGGATTCATCGATGCTATTAAACAAGCAGCAACTGACCAGGAGGTGTGGGGTGACGATGACAACATCGAAACGTAAGCCTAAAGTGTCGGTTGTTTTTAAATTTAAATCATTCTCGAAAAAGCAGAAACAAGTACTTTCTTGGTGGGAGAATCCCAAATATAAGGATAAAGAAGCAATCATTTGTGATGGCTCAGTTCGTGCCGGTAAAACTGTAATCATGTCTCTTTCGTATATCATTTGGGCTATGACGAAGTTTGACGAGGAACAGTTTGGGATGGCCGGAAAGACGATTGGATCGTTAAGGCGTAACGTAATCCGCCCACTAAAAAAAATGCTACGTGGGCGTGGTTATTCTGTTAAGGATAATCGGACGGATAATATCCTTGAAATCAGTCGTGATGGCAAAACAAACTATTTTTTCTTATTTGGTGGTAAAGATGAAGCGTCACAAGACCTTGTCCAAGGGTTAACTGCCGCTGGCTTCTTTTTTGATGAAGTTGCCTTGATGCCGCAATCGTTTGTAAATCAGGCGACAGCGCGTCTTTCCGTCGAAGGTTCTAAAGCATGGTTCAATTGTAATCCAGCTGGCCCGCATCATTGGTTTAAAGTGGAATGGATCGATAAGTTAACCGAGAAACATGCGATTCGGATTCATTTCACTATGGAAGATAATCCGTCATTGAGTAAGCGCGTTATCGATCGATACAAGCGAATGTATTCTGGCGTTTTCTTTGATCGATTCATTAGAGGTCTGTGGGTTCTGTCAGAAGGGATTATTTTTGATAACTTCGAAAAATCCACAATGGTTATTGATTTGTCGCCTGAGACGACTTACAAGAAAAACTATGTCAGTGTCGATTATGGTACTCAAAATGCCACAGTGTTCAAGCTGTGGGGATTGCCGTTAAATGATGAAGGCGTTGAGTTGCCATTTTGGTATTGTCGAGATGAGTATTACTATTCTGGAAGAAAAAGCAGTAAACAAAAGACAGACGCTCAGTTTGTACTCGATATGGAAAAATTCTTTTCCGATCATGAATTAAGCAAGAAAAAAACAAAGATTCTTTTAGATCCTTCGGCAGCATCATTCAAGGCGGCTCTAATAGAGACTGGTTTCGTCGTTAAGTCAGCAAAGAACGATGTACTAGACGGCATCCGAACTATGTTAGCATGCATGGACACACATAAAGTTAAATGGTCTAGCAAGTGTAAGCACACGTTTGTTGAGTTTGGATCATATATTTGGGACAAGAAAGCTGCCGAACGTGGGGAAGATAAGCCCTCGAAAGAGCATGACCATTGTATGGATGCAGATCGGTATTTCATTTACACGATACTGCGCACTCGTGCTGCGGGTATGAGAATTATGAAATAGGAGGTGTTGCGATTTGGACATTGAAACAGTCAAGAAAATCATTAGTGAGAATCTGAAAGGTTTTCCCAGTAAAATTCGAAAAATAAGGAAATCAGAACTCTATTATGAAAATAAAAACGACATCTTACGTAGGAGAAATCCTTTAGCGGATAGAATTAAGGATAAGGATCCCGACAATCCCTTGAGGAATGCAGACAATCGTATTAGTCATTCCTTTCATCAGTTGCTGGTCAATCAAAAAGCAGCATATGCTATGACTGTACCGCCACTGTTTGATGTTGATGATAAGACATTGAATCAAGAGATTGTAAAACTCTTAGGTGACGTTTATCCAAAAGTGGCCAAGGACCTATGTATCAATGCTAGTAACGCAGGGATTGCATGGTTACATGTGTGGAAAGATGAAGAACACCAGAATTTCTTTCGATATGCGGTCATTGATTCGAAGCAGATCATACCGATTTACTCCAAGCGATTATCTAATCAATTAGAAGGAATTTTGAGAGTGTATGAGGATTATGATGATGCGGGAGATGTTTTATTGGTTTATGAGTATTGGAATAACGAAGAGTGTAGTGCTTATTCTAGAAAAAAAAGCAAGACACTCGATAGTCTAGAGGAATACGAGGTATTTAATCTCATAGATGTTGCAACGAATCAACCAGCGGGCGCAACAAATACTTATAAACACGGATGGTCAAGATTACCATTCATTCCTTTGAGAAATAATCCTCTACAACAACCGGATTTGGAAATGTACAAAGCTTTGATTGACGTCTACGACAAGGTCTTTTCTGGTTTTGTTAATGATGTTGACGATATTCAAGAAATCATTTATGTGTTGACCAATTATGGTGGGGAAGATAAAAAGGAATTCTTGAATGACTTGAAAAAATACAAAATGGTTCAGGTCGAAGATGATGGCCAAGGAGCTAAAGGAGGGGTTGAGACACTCGCTATTGATATTCCAATTGAAGCACGATCAAAGATTTTGGAAATGACGCGAGATAGCATATTTGTCCACGGACAAGGTGTGGATCCTCAGAAAAATATTGGCCAGAACAACAGCGGTGCTGCTTTAAAATATATGTACTCATTACTAGAGCTTAAAGCGTCGATGTTAGAAACAGAATTCCGTTTAGGATTCGCTGAATTGGTCCGATTTATTCTAGAATATTCTGGCAAAGATGCGAACGTTACAATTAAACAGACATGGACTCGTTCTGCAATCAACAATGACCTTGAACAAGCGGACATTGTCAGCAAACTTGCTCCAGTGACGAGCGAAGAGAATCTTGCCAAGGCTAACCCGATTGTTGAGAATTGGGAGACAGAGGTCGCAAATCTAAAAGAGGAGCGTCAAAAAGAATATCGAGGAGAGGATGATTATCGACCGGAGGAATGATCTAAATGAGATATTGGCAAAAGCGTTACCTGCAGATTTCGATTGATCGTGATCGAAAGGACCAAGATTATATCCGACAGATGCAAAAAGAATACAGGCGTTTATCAAAGTCAATGTACAAAGAGATAAAAGGATGGATCGACCGATATGCCGATAACGATCAAATTTCATCTAAAGAAGCACAACAGATTTTGTCCAAGAAAGAACAAAAGACCTGGTCAATGACATTGGAGCAATTCCGGCAAAAAGCAATATCGGGCGGTTACGAGCAAGAGTTAAATCGTGAGTATTTCAAGTCAAGGATCAGCCGTCTTGAACAACTACAGCGACAGCTTTACTTCGAACTTGCCGAGATGGCAAACAATCAAGAAGCAGCGTTGCAATCATATTTAAAAGAATCACTTAATGAGAGCTACCTGCGTCAGATCTATGAGCTGACCGATCAGGGTGCTTTTTCTTTGGACTTTAGTCGGTATAGTAGCTATGCATTGCAAGTGGCCATATCCAAACCGTGGAAAGGAAATAACTTTTCAGGAAGAATTTGGAAAAACCATCTTAAAAACATTCCAGACCGATTGGCAAAAACGATGTCACTATCCATACTGCATGGATGGGGTGTGGATCGTACGGTCAAAGAAATGATGTTTGGAATCGATTCTGTGTTACGTAATAGAATGACAACTCTAGTCCAAACTGAATCGGCACACTTAGCTGAAGTAGCCAATGATAAAGCAATGGCTGAAACTGGTGTAAAGGAGTGGGAATGGCTTGCTACTCTTGAAGCTCATACCTGTGATCGTTGTGGTGGATTTGATGGTAAGACTTCAAAAGAGTTGAAGGAGAAGTTTGGATACATTCCCAGTTGTCCGGATCACCCGAATTGTCGTTGTACTCGTGTTCCTGTCATAAATGGGTGGAAATCTAAGTCAAGATGGCAGAGAGATCCAATCACTGGTAAAGGTTCAGTTGAGGATTACCAAACATTCAATGAATGGAAAATAGGTAACGCCAATAAGATTAAACAGGCTCAAGAAGAAAGCAAAGGTCCTAAGACCAAATACGCCAAACTTAAAAAAGAAGATTTTGAAAAGCTTATTAAGCAGTCTGGAAAAGTTTTATTAAGAGACAAAAAGATTCTATATGAGGGTAAAGATGGTTACATTGGTACAACAAACTCATTTAAAATTAATGAGTTTTTGAGAGAGAATGAAACCAATCTTTCTGATGCCAGCAAGAACACTATTCGTGTGCTTGATAGAGTAATTAAGGGGAACAACTTAAAACAGGCTGTATCTACAAATAGATGGGTTGAAAATAGTTGGCTGCAAGACTATGCAAAATCAAATTATCGAGAGATTGGCAGCCTATCGGTTGAGAATCTATTGAAATACTTCAACTCTGGTTCAGCAACATTTGAAAGTTCTGGATTTGTTTCTACAAGCCTTGTTCCGTCTAAAAACCTATTCAATAAAGTACGTAATATAAAAATGGAAATCGAAGTACCTAAAGGTGCTCAAGTTTTCGTTACAGAAAACCATATTGAAAGTGAAATGATTTTGAACAAAGGCTCATTCTATGAGATAATGGGAGCGGAAATAAGGCAACTTGCCAATCGTGAAATAATGGTTATCAAGATGCGTTGGAAAGGATGAGATTTATGTCTTTTGAAGAGGAATTCCAAAAAATGGTAGTAGATCAATTAAATTGGAAGAGACCGGAAACAACTGCTGAAGAGATTGCTCAATTGTCTAATGAGGAGTTAAGATATTCATGGGCTGGAGTCGACCTTACTAAGAAAGAAGTAGAGTTGATCGAAGCGGAAATGAAGAGAAGAGGACTACACTAGTAGCACCCGATTACTTAATTGTGATTGAGTGCTATTTTTGTATCCAAAAAAGGAGTGCTCTCTATGGATGATGAACTAGAAGAAGTATGGGAACTTGAGGATTTAGGTATTTTATAGTCTAGCTTGCTAGGCTTTTTATTTTGTCAAAAAATCGACCGGAACGTCGTTAAACTACCAAATCCAACCGGTGTCGTTGCACCGTAAAATCTCGAAAGGATGAACAATATGAAAAGAGAAGAGCTAAAAAAATTAGGGCTGTCGGATGAACAAATGGATGCGGTGATGGCAGCACATGGCCAAACTGTTCAATCACTTAACACTCAGATTGCTACATTACAACAGTCAGAAACAGATTTAAAAGGGCAACTGTCTAGTCGTGATAAGGATCTTGCTAAGTTACAAAAAGACAATAAAGACAACGAAGAACTGCTAGGACAAATTGATTCTCTGAAGAAGCAATACAAAGACTTAGAGAAAACCAGTAGCGATAATTTAGTAAAAATTCAACGAGAGTCAGCGCTAAACTCTTTACTAGTTGAATCGAAAGTAAAAAATCCTAAAGCTGTCGCTGCATTGTTAGATGATGAAAAAATTGTCTTTAAAGAAGGAGAATTATCTGGAGCAAAAGAACAGATTGAAGCTCTACAAAAGTCTGATGCGTATCTGTTTGATATGGGCACCAAACCGGGAGGATACAATCCACCTGCAGGACAGGCTGCAACAAATTACGCTTCTTTTGATGAAGCTATGGAAAAAGGTGACGTGGATGGTTTCTTGCGTCAACAAATTGAAAGTGAGGAAAATGAATAATGGCGAATGAAATTACAAAAATTCTGGATACTATTACTCCGGAACAGTATACAAAATATACAAATTGGTACGCAGAGCAGCACTCGGCGTTCATTCAATCGGGTATCTTAGTACCAACACCAACTTTAGATCAAATGATCGTAGCAGGTGGTTTGTTAGTTACAATGCCCGAATGGAGTAAGACAGCGCTAGTTGATCAAGTCTTAGCTGAAGACAAAGCTCTAGAAACTGGTAAAACCAGTGCAGCTAAACAAGTAGCACCAGTACTTTACCGTGGAACGGGGGCAGCGTATACGGATCTTGCCGCAATCACTGCTGGATCTAATCCTGCAACTCAGATTTTAAGTGACTTTGGTGTATATACAATCGAATCTGACCAAGAAATTTTGCAAGCGATCATCAAAGCGTTGTTCGCAAAAGGAACAGGACAAAACAAAGGGGCATTGGCAGATTCTCACGTATCAGATCAATCTACGGCCAAAAATCCAGTGATTTGTCCTGAAATGGTTATTGATGCACGGTCGATTTTAGGAACTTCTCGAAGCAAGTTATCAGTGATCGCAATGCATTCTAAAGTAAAAGCAGAACTGGAAAAGCAAAATACTCAAACAAAACATTTTATTCCCGCAAGTGACTCTAAGTCTGGATTTGATACGTATCTCGGTATGCGCGTTGTAGAAGATGATGCATTACTTCCAAATGCAGATGGTATTTATGAAACCTATCTTTATGCTACAGGTGCCTTTGGCCGAAATACTGCAACACCAGCAGACATGGTGACTTATGAACCTGATCGAGACAAAGCGAAAGGGAACAACATGCTTTATGTTCGACGTGCTCGTGTAATTCATCCTTTCGGCTTGGCTTTTGAAAATGCTCAAGTTTCTGAGCTAACGCCAACAAATGCTGATCTAGCGTTACCTAAAAATTGGAAGAAAGTTCGCGAAGACAAGAAAATTGGTTTGGTTTGTTTGCGTCACAAAATCAGTGCTGATTTAGAAGAAACGACGCCACCAACTGAAGGATAAGTGATCGTATGGAAGAGCTGAAAGAACGAATTCTTAAAAAATTGAAGAAGCTGAAAGGCATCGATGACGATGGTCCAAACGATGTCTTTTTGTTTGCAATTGAAACAGCTATTCAAGACATCCTGAACTATTGTCATTTTGAAATAGAAGACTGGCCGGTGGCTTTGGATAACACTACAGTTTTAATGTCAATTGATCTTATCAATGAAACAGATTTTTTTCTTAAAGCGGCAGAAGCTGAAGGTGAAATGAAGTCTTTAAGCGAAGGGGATTTCTCAATCACAAAAGAAACTAAGGCAGAGGCATATCAAAAAATGATACAGTTGCCTTCTTTTTCTAGAAGCTATTTCAAGATCCTGAATCAGTTTAGACGGTTGAGGTGAATATTCCATGTTTGATTTTGCAAAAAAAGAATTTGAGAAACAATATGATTCC